TTCACGCGCCGCCGCATCAAGATGCACCAGGACGTGGAGCTCATCGTGGGCAACCACATCTGGTACGGCATGTTCGACTCCCTGACGGTGCAGCAGGACGCGAACAGCCCGTTCTACATGACCTTCAACATCAGCTTCGTCGCGTGGAAGGAGAGGTTCCGCAACACGTCGCCGTACGCCAACCAGATCGCGAGCAACATCCAGCGCGGGCACTCCTACTCCGCCTGGAAGCCGACCGCCCTCACGACGCAGCAGGGCACGACGCAGAACTCCGCCTCGACCTACAACCTCCAGGGGCCGTCCCCGCTCCCCCCGACGACGCAGCCCGCCCTGACCGCGCCGTCCGTGACCGCCTCGTCGGCGGCCAACACGCTGCCGCAGAGCGACCCGACCTCCACGGACTTCCTGCCGTACACCCCCTGGCTGATCGACCCCACGCTGCCCGGCGGCCCCTTCGGTGACACGATATGACGAGCATGATCCGCAACATCTCGCAGACCGCGCAGGAGAGGGAGATCGTCAAGACCGCACCTGACATCGTGGTCTACATGGACGGCCTGCCGTACCTGATCAACTACTTCCTGAACGACGTGAAGACGGGGAACAACTACACGCTCGTTAACTTCAACGACCACGTGTCCGGCTTCAACGCGGGCTACGACACGGACATGCTCGTCCCGAGCTGCTCGATCAGCCTCCAGGTGCCGAACTTCCTGAAGTACCTGTACCAGACGCCGGGCGGCAACAACCTGATCCAGACCATGGCCCAGGTGCAGGTCTACGCCAAGGCGTACTACATGTCCTCGCAGGGCGACACGGTCTACCGCCGCGTGTTCAAGGGCGTGACCTCGAACATCAGCTACAACGACAACGGCAAGACCCTGGAGATTCAGGTCCAGTGCCACGGCGCGATGTACATGCTTGAGAAGATGACCATCAACATCCACCCGGCCGCGAACACGTCCCTGCACACGGGGTCCAACCTGACGGTGTGGGAGTCCATCCTCGCGAACTGCGACTGCTTCGAGACGCTCGCCGCGATCTTCACCGAGGGGTTCCAGTCCGACGGCTTCCAGTTCGCCTCGCTGACGCAGTCCGCGCTCGTCAAGGGCAACCCGTTCTTCGACGCCGTGCGGCGCGGGTACATGGCGAAGTGGCAGGCGATCCTGTTCCAGATGATCAAGGACGTCCACATCTACGGCCCGAACAAGGACAACCTCGGCAAGACCACGACGATGAAGCGCAGCACCGCCCACAAGGAGGCGGGGAAGGCGACCCAGGCGGCGGCCGTGAGCAGGACCACGGCGGAGCCGGAGTCCGTGAAGATCGCGAACAACCAGACCTACTACCAGAACATCCAGAAGTACGCGCCGTTCAAGACCATCACGCAGATCGCCCTCACCGACAACGTGATCGTGAACCGCCTGGACATGATCCGCCAGGTCGTGAACATGATCGACTTCGAGGGCTACCAGGACATCGACGGCAAGATCATCGTGAAGCCGCCGCTCTACAACCTCGACGTGCTGAACCTCGGCCCGCGCTCGCAGCAGACCACGTCCGACCCCGTGGTCACGGACCAGCAGGCGCAGACCAACGCGGCGGCCACGGTCATGAACCTCGGGCCGAACGCCATCCAGTCCAGCCCGTCCTACCAGTCCGCGAGCGGCACGCGCTCCAACAGCCTGACGAACCCGCTGACGCAGATTTACGAGAACAACAACCCGTTCGTGATCTACCTCTCGGAGATTCTGACCGAGCAGGAGACCGAGGACCAGAGCGCCATCCGCAGGACGCGCACCACCCTCACGGGAAACGCGAACCGCCAGCTCCACATCGACTACGGCATCGAGAAGTCGCCCGTCGTGGAGTGGACGGACGTGGCCAAGATGGCCAAGTTCGGCCTGCGCGAGGAGCCAGCCTACATGGTGCCGTGGCTGCCGTTCGACAAGGTGTCCCTGCTCGCCCACGCGGCGGCGGAGACCGCCAGGGCCAACCGTGGCTACCGCACGTACACGGTCACGATACCGCTGCGCCCCGAGATCAAGCTCGGGTTCCCCGTGTTCATCCCGCACAAGGACATGTACGCGTACATCAAGTCCGTCAGCATCAACTACTCGGTCGGCGGGACCGCGACGATGACGCTCACCTGCGACTCCGTGCGCCGCAGGGTCATGGTCAACACCTGGCAGACGGTGTCCACGGGCGGCACGACGCAGAAGTCGTACCAGGCGTACACCGCCGCGCCGAACCTCGTCCTCCAGTGGACCGAGAACCCCGCGCAGCCGAACCAGCCCGACCCCGCGCAGTCGCCGGGCAACAGCGTGTCGTACTTCGCGAGCCAGGCCCAGAACATCGCGAGCGGGCCGAGCCAGGTCAGCCAGTCCAACCCCAACATCCCCCAGCTCGTCGGCACGTCCAGCACGCTCCCCGTGCCCCCCACGAACACGGACGGCACCAAGCTCGCGCCCTCCGACTCGCAGGTGAAGGTGCACGCGATCTCCGCCGTCTCCCTCAAGTCGAGGTACGAGAACGCGTTCAGCACCCCGACGGCGACCTACGTGATCAAGAACGACGGCAGCTCTGACCAGGGCACGATCGTGCCGGGGACGAACCACGGGTACTTCAACGGCGGGCAGTTCCTCCCCGCCGACTACACCTACATGAAGCACCTGGTCGGGAGCAAGAGCGGCACCATCACCACGCACTCGACCATCCCGTACACGGACGACAAGGGCTACGAGCTCGTCTCGCCGTTCCCGTGGGGCAGGTGGCAGAACCTCAACGCCGCAGTCCACGAGTTCACGGAGACGGGCTGGGTCGGCACCAACAACCCGCTGACCCTCGACGACGTGGAGGTGCTCCAGAGCACGGACGCCCTCCTGTTCGCGGGGCTGGGCACGCCGTCCGCAACCGGGGACGCCTCCAGCAGCCTCACCACGGCCTTCTCCAGCCTGCAAACCAACGTGGGCGGCCCCAGCAGCACGGCCGTGCCGCCGTCCACCAAGAACCCGAAGGGCGGCCAGCAGCAGAACCCGGCCTTCCAGCCCGACGCCACGGTCATCGTGCTGAAGTACGACCAGCCGGGCGTGTACTCCGACGCGTCCCTGCTCAACACCGCGCAGCCCGAGGACGACATCGCGGCCAGCCTCATCGCCGGGGCCCAAAACGCCGAGCAGCAGCTTATCGATGTATTAGTCTCTGGGGCCACGTCCCCGATCCCGGCCGTGCAGGAGACGCTCATCGCGAGCCAGAACCCGCCCCCGGCGTACCCGCTGACGCCGCAGCCGCAGAGCTCGCAGTTCGGGACCTCCGCGCAGGGGATCGCCCCCAAGCTGAACACCCCGGCGGAGATCGCGGAGTTCAGGTCGTCGCAGCCGTCGTAAAGGACACATGCCGAAGGTAAGGGACAACTCAGCCAACTACAGGCCGACATTCGAGCGCACCAACGAGCGCCTCGCCTACGAGATATTCATCGTCGAGGTGCTGACGGTGGACTTCGAGCGCAAGGTCCTCACCGTGCGCGACGTGAAGGACGGGCTCGTCTACTCGGAGGTCGACACCTTCCCGGCCAACATCTCCTCGCTCACCGGGAACGACATAAACATGCCCGAGCAGGGGTCGATCGGCCTCGCCGCGAACTACTCCTACCAGCGCGGCTACCGCCAGGTCATGATCCTCAACTGGATCAACGTCCAGATGTACACGGGCGTGGACGCCATCGCGAACAGGCTGGTGTCAGGCGACCGCATCCAGGGCTACTCCGACAGGCTCCGCAACACCTGGCGCAAGGCGACACCGGGCCAGAAGACCTCCTCGTACACGGGCGGCTTCTCCGAGAAGGTGGACACGTCCTGGGACAGGCAGTCCGCCAACATGGACCGCGACAAGGCCGACTCGGACAAGAGGCAGTGGACGCAGATCGCCGCCCGCAGGGTGGGCTACTCCGAGGCGGGGGTCTACTACCAGGGCTCCGTCAGCAGGCCCGGCACCACGGCCACGACAGTCGTCCCCGTCATCACGCCCGACGGCACCTCGGACTACATCGTGTACCTCGCGCCCGGCACGCAGCCGTCCAGCCGCTACGTCCAGGGCCAGCAGGACGTGATCCCGTTCGCCGAGCACACGGAGCTGATCCAGGAGTACTCGCTGGACTACCCCGTCCCGTTCGAGATATTGCAGACCAGCCTGCTCGACACCATCCTCGGCACCACGGCGGACCCGTGGGGCAGGACCACCGTCACCCCGGCGTCCGGCACCGTCCCAGCGTACGACAGCGAGACGTTCGAGATCACCAACCAGGGGTGGGACGACCCGTTCGACGACAGGGTCTCGGCCGTCGGCCCGGCGCTCGCCGAGGGCCAGACCCCGCAGCGCAGGGGCTACATCCTTGAGAGGGCGCAGGGCACGCTCGTCGGCTACAGCATCTTCGACAAGTCCACGTACGGCTACGTGCTCAAGCCCGTCCTGTTCCCGTACAACTACCTCGGCCGCTTCGGCGCGGATGTGGAGTCCGGCTACCTCCCGGTCGTCGACTCGCCGGACCACGAGGAGGCCAGGCTCGCCGCGTCGTGCCTCGCCGTCAGGTTCCCGTACGAGCAGAACACCACGCGCATCGACGTGACCAAGGAGGGCTTCACCACCCTTGAGATCGGCTCGTCGCTCCCGAAGGAGAACATCCCGCTCCAGGGCGGCTACGAGAACCCGCACGGCGCTGGGCGATCGCTTGAGGCGCACCTCGTCGGCTCCGCCAAGCTCGTCGTGGGCAAGAACAGGGACGAGGAGGACGCGCTCGACGCCCAGATTCTCGGCCAGTCGGTGCTCCGCCTCGGCGCGGACGACACCTCGCTGCCGAACGCGCGGCGCACGGTGCTCACGCAGATCAGGAGCAAGGGCGACGCGGTCGCGCAGCGCACGCTCCAGTACTGGAGCGCCTCCAAGCTGATCCCCGGCGACGCCGTGAGCCTCACCAACAAGGTCGGCGGCGAGAGCATCTCCGTCAGGGCGGCGCTAGACGGCGCGGCGGTCATCAGGCTCGGGGCCAAGAACCCGCAGTCGCTCCGCAGGCACCTCGTCAACGGCTACGCGGACGGGCCGGGCAAGAACGCCTACGCCGTGGGCGACTCGTCCAGGGTGGACTCCAAGAGCCCGGGCAGGCCGACATACGGCGCGGGGGACAGCATCTACAGGTTCCACGACCTCACGCAGGTCGGCTCCGCCCCGGCCAGCAACACGTACCCGCCGTACCAGTGGAGCGGCTCGCCCGTCACTAACATGGACGCCTCCGGCCTCTCGCTCGACCTGCACGCGAACCGGGACGCCCTCCTCCGCCTCGGCTCCAACCCCGCCAGCGGCCAGTCGTTGCTGCTAGACCTCGCGGGCGGCCTGGTGATGGCCCTCGGCAAGGACCTGCTCGGGCGCTCCATCACGGCGGCCCTGGACGGCGGCATCGAGATCACGATCCTGCCTAACGCGCAGGGCAAGGCCATGCGCCTGAACATCGTGGGCGACATCGACGTGACCCACAACGGCAACGTCAACTGGCAGTCCACGGGCGACCTGACCACGGAGTTCACCACGATCCGCAGCATCGCCAAGACCGACCGCATCGAAACCCAGCAAAAGGCGATAAGCTCCTCCCTTGCTAGGGACACCACCGAGGCACCGGACATCGTCAACAACCAGGGCCTCTACGAGTCAGACGAGAACAGCTAATGGCCGAGAACCTCACGCCCGCCGAGCAGAACGCACTCCTGTGGCCCATCAAGGCCAAGGGCGCGGTCACGCGCCTGTCCCCCGCCGGGGACCCGTCCATCTCCGCCGCGTACCAGCAGGCCATGGAGCAGGGGCGCTTCCTTGAGTCCAGCATCGCGGACGCGAACAACTGGCTCCTCCAGAAGAAGCAGCTCCTAATCAACCAGATTCAGACCTACACGCACATGAACCAGCTCGCCGTGGACGGCCAGCTCGGGCACCACTCGCGCATCCCGAAGTACATCGCGGACTCGATCAGCATCCTGAACACGGCGAACCAGTTCCAGCAGGAGATCGTCGGCCTGGTGGCTGCGGTGCAGCAGAACCTCGCCCAGCTGCTCACGATCGAGAGGTCCATGATCGCGATGGTCCAGACGAACCTGAACGCCATCGCGAACCTGCTCAACAACATCTGCAACTGGGGGCTGCCCGCGCTGCCGTCCATCCCGAACCTCCTGCCAGAGGGGATGTGGAACTGGAACGGGTTCAACTTCGCCCCGCTCGCGAACTTCGCCAAGCAGTTCGCGACGCCGCCGTCGTTCAGCTTCAACTTCTCGTTCAGCCAGTGCTCCGTCACCGTGCCCGGCCTGACCAACAACGGCGTGCTCGGGAGCAACGTGCCGCCGTCCGTCATGACCAACAGCGGCCTGCCGCTCGGGACCGAGCAGTACATCCCGCCCCTCGGCGGCTCGCCCTCCACGAACCCGACGAGCCAGCCAGTCTACGGCCCGAGCTTCAACCCGAACTCGTCCATGCAGGGCGCGGTCCCGAACCCGGCGACCATCTCCGACGCCTACCAGATGCCAGCCGCGACCTACGCCGCGAACATCGTGTCCCTTGTCCCCGCGCTCCTCGGCGACGTGGTGGAGCCGCAGGACGCCGACTACTCGAACCCGAACCTCGCGGTCCGCCAGCCCCAGCTGCGGAAGGACCTGATCCACTACGTCAACCTCGGCGAGATCGTCGCGAACAACTACGACCCGTTCATCATGTCCGCGTGGCTGCTGTACCTGGCGGCGGACAGGGCGGGGCGCGGGGGCAGCTGGATTCCCAACTTCGAGGCGGTCTACCAGCAGTACATCCAGCCGTCCGTGGCGTACCTGCTCTCCAACCCCGTGCCGTACAACGGGACGGGCGTCGCCGTTGAGTACAGGAGCATCTGGGACTCGACGGTCCAGTACGAGCAGAACGACGTGGTCACCTTCGGCGGCACCCTGTACATCGCCAACGCCGCGAACCTGAACGAGGAGCCGGACACGAATCCCTCGACGTGGGCACCCAACCCGCAGGGCATCGTCTACCAGAACGCGCCCGTGATCCCGCTCGCCGCGACGTTCGCCGGGCTGGGCGAGAACGCCCTGAACACCCTGCTCTGGATGCTCTCCTACGTGGAGGCGTCCCTGCTGGGTTACACGCGCAACAAGACGTGGGACGCGTGGCAGAACGCCAACTACCTCTCCGGCGTCACCGGGTCCGACCTCGACTACGTCCCGACGCCGACGAGCAGCAACAGCACCACCGCGACGCTGGGCGAGGGCACCGCCGAGTTCCCGGTGACGGTCACGTTCCCCAGCGCCTACTCCGCCATCATGGCGCAGGTCGTGTCCGCCGCGTCCACGAACATCCTGAACGACCTGTCCTACCAGTCGCCCAGGCTGGGCAACCGCTACACGTACAGCCCGTTCGCCGTGGCCACCACCGTGGACCGCTTCAGCCAGTTCTGGCGGGACTTCGCCACGAACCTGACCGCGTTCCTCGCGCAGGACCCGTACCTCGTGCAGTTCGCCGTGACGTACCTCGGCACCCTGGACGGGGCGCTGGACCCGCTGGCGGGCGCGGCCAACGCGGCGGCCTACGCCTCGCTCCAGGCCGACGCCGCGAGCCGCAACCGCGCCTGGGCACCGGGCACGCCTCTCCTCCCGATCCCCGTCGCCCCGGTCGTGACCTACGCCAACTCGTCCGTGCCGAACGCGGGCAGCAACGGCTGGGTCAGCCCGATGGAGCTGGACCCCGTCGCGTTCCTGAGCCGCCCGGACATACAGGGCCAGCCCATCGGCGTGCAGATGGCCATGCTCCGCACGAACCTGAGCTACGCCGCGATCCAGACGTGGTCCAGCCAGATGCAGAACGCGATCGGCACCCAGATCGCCAACGCGACCGCGCTCATCCAGAACTTCAACCAGCTAGGGTTCAGCGTGAACGCGGGGGCGACATCCGCCCCCGGCCACGTCGCGTTCGACCAGACCGCGTTCGACTACACGGGCAACGTGTCGTCGCCCACGACCTTCGTCATCCAGGCCGCCGGGGCGTACGCGGGGTCGGGGCAGATCGTCTGGACCGGGACGGGCACGCTCACCGTGACCGTGACCCAGGACGGAAGCCCGATATACACCCTGGCCTCGGCCGAGTCCCCGCTGCCGTTCTCGTTCACCGGGAACTTCGCCGTGGGGGACACCGTGCAGGTCGACGTCGCCACCACGGGCTCAGCGACGGTCGAGCCAGGCAGCTCGTTCAGCATGATCCAGACCTCCCCCACGCCGACGCCGCCCACCGCCCCGGTCGTGGTGCCCGGCGACACGTCCACGTTCACGGCCGACGCCGACATGGCCGCAGGGACCGTGGTGCAGGTGCAGCCGGACGGCGGGGTCGCGCCGATCAACCTGTTCATCCCGTCGATCTCCGAGCTACAGATCAACGCCCCGAACACCGTGATCGCCACCGTGAACGGGCACTACTTCGTCCCGAGCGACATCATCACGTTCGCGGCCACGACGGGCACCACCCCGACGATCAACGGCCCGCAGGTCCGCGCCACGGTCACGGCCGTGACCCCGACCACGGTCACCGCCACGCTCTTCAGCCAGACGCTCGGCCCGTGGACGGCGTACCCGCAGGCGGCGAACACCGGGACCATCCGGCTGCTGGACGAGTCCGGTGTCCTCCAGTACCCCCTCCCGGACGGCGTCACCTCCGCCGCCGCGACCGCCGGGGGCAGCGTGGACGTGGGCACCATCTTCGGGGACACCTACACGGTCGCGGGGGCGTCCTTCGCCACGGGCGGCCTGGTGTACGCGGACCTCGCGGGCGGGCTTACGCAGAACTGGACCGCGATCACGTCCTCCTCCCTGTCGGGAACCGCCGTCCTCGGCGCTGGCCTCCTCACCGTCACCGTGGCCAACAAGTACTCCGTCGGCCTGAACGTGCTGCTCTCCGGCACGGGGAACGCCTCCCTGGACGGCCGCACCGTCGCCGTCGCCTCGGTCATCGGCACCGCGCCGAACTACACGGGCTTCACCGCCGCCCTCGCCGGGACCTACACGGGGGTGATCACGGCGGACGCGGGCGTGGACTACGTCATCATGGTCGGCAGGGCGCTCAGCCCCGACTCACTCGTCTACGAGCCGAACATCCCTACGCTCGTACCCGCCTAAAAACAAAGCACTTAAACAAAATCCTTGCCATTTCCTCGACTTCGAGGTACTATGTGTACTAGGGGAGCTTCAGGTCTGACGACCAAAAAGACTCCCCTGAAGTGTTTTTGGGGGGAAAACAACTCGTAAGTCCAGCCTAATCAGCAGGTTGAGGCTGGCCATTTATGCCGGACCGCTCGTACACTTGAGATACGGAGGAAATACATGAGAGCTAAACTGATGCTCGCCGCCATGCTTGCCCTGCCGCTGTTCGCGGCCGCGCAAACTGTTGACAAGCAGAGGCTTGACTCGTTCGCGTCCGCCGTGGCGCACGCAGAGGGCTTCGGGGTCAAACACGCGATCCCCACCCGCTACCACAACCCAGGGGACCTGAAGACCCTCCCCTCAGCCGCCAAGCTCCCTGGCCAGAGGTCGGTCGGCAAGGGCGGGCACGTCGTGTTCAAGAGCGACGCCGCAGGATGGGACGCGCTGAAGGACCAGATCGCGAAGATGGTCGACGGGCGCTCCAAGCACTTCAACCCCGACATGACCCTCCAGCAGGTCGCCCGGAAGTACGCGGGCAACTGGCGTCCTTGGGTCAAGATCGTCTCCCGTGAGTTGGGAGTCGCGCCCACCGCGACCCTCGCCGAGATTCTCTCCGCCCCCGCCCCCGCCCCCGCGCCCCAGGCGCAGGTCACGGACGCGGACTTGGACCTGCCCCTGCTCGGGGTCGGCTTCCCGTTCGATAGTCAATTCGACCCGCAGAACTAAGTATTAGTGCAGCATGAAGGTCATAACCTTGCCCGACATGCTGCACGACTACCTCCTTCACGTCCTCACGACGTACCACGGCCACCCCGAGGAGGGCATCGCCCTCGCCAACCTGTGGGACGCCGTCGCCAAGAAGGCCAACCACATCGACGACTCCAAGGTCGCGAAGTTCGCCCAGGCCGGGACCCCGGCGGGGCAGTCCGCGCCCAGGGACTCCGAGTACCCCGAGGACCGCGACCCGGGCCAGCCCGCGCCGCAGTTCGTGAGCGAGCCCTGATGGCGACCGCGAAGCAGCAGAGAAGGCTCGTCTCCGTCCGGAGCGTCCAGACCGGGAAGCAGATCAAGGTCGAGTGCGCCGCGTGCTACGACGAGGAGGGCAGCGAGGCGTGCATCCGCCCCGCGCACGGCATCATCCCGAACCCCTACAAGGCGAGGATCGTCCAGGACGAGGAGTCGCCCGTGGAGAAGGACGTGCTCGCCACGGCGATCGTCCAGATCAGCTCCGCGATGAAGAGGCTCTCGAAGAGCGGCATCAACCGCAAGGGCATCGTCGCCCTGGTGAACGACGACACGAAGCTGGGCAAGGGCCTCATCGAGACCGTGCTCATCTCGCTGGAGAACCTCGCCAAGAACTACGCCAAATAGCAATCCCACCGCTGTCCAGCCCTCTTATGAGGGTTTATGGACGACAAGTCTCTTCTTGAGCTGTGCCTCAGCGTCTCCGGGAAGTTCGAGTCCGCTACGGGGCCGGGCTACACCAGCGTGTCAGGCAACTTTGACGGCATGGGCATGTCCTGCGGCATCCTGCAATGGAACGCGGGCCAGGGCACCCTCCAGGCGCTTGTCCGCGCGATAGGCGCGGCCATGGGCTGGGACAGGGCCAAGACCTTTTTCTCCTCCGACATCCAGGCGTTCTCCGCGCTCCCGGCGGGGGCCCCGGCGGTGCAGTGGTGCCTCGCGCACTACATCGAGGCGGGCACCAAGAACGTGGACCCGGGCGCGAAGGCAAAATGGCAGGCGTTCCTGGGCCAGCCGGAGTCCGTCGCCGCGCAGGTGCAGATCGCGTCAAGCGGCGTGCTCGGCCACGCGAAGCGCGAGGTCGCGGCGTACTGCCCCGACTACCAGGACCGCAGCCGCCCCTACGCCTTTTTCTTTGACCTCGTGACGCAGGAGGGCGGCATGTCCGTCGGGCACCAGACCGTGCCCCCCGTCCCCTCGGGCCAGACCCCGGACGTCGCGGACGCCCTGGCCTTCGCGAGCGCCAACGACGGGCTGTGCGCCCTGGACTGGAAGACGGCCACCGACTCGGACGACCTCGCGAAACTCCTCCTGCACTACGCCTACTCGCGCTCCATGCTCGCCAACCCGCAGTACCAGTGGGACACCTGCTCGCGCAGGGGGACCATCGCCTGCCGGAGCGGGGTTGTGCACGAGGGCAAGATAGACCTCACTGGAGTACTGGACTGAGCATGAAATTCCTTCCGAACACCGCCGTCGAAGCCGTCAACCTTTTCCTTTTCGACATCTCCCCCGAGAAGACCCGCGAGGCGATGCACGCCGCCATGGTCAAGCAGGACTTCAGCCAGGTGACGCCGTCCCTCGGCCCCGCGAGGATCAAGAAGTCCGTGGACAGCATCGACATCGAGAAGTGGGCGGCGGCGATCGCCAAGTCGAGGACGATGCGCGACCGCCAGGTGTCTCTCCTGACCGAGGGGCTGAAGTCAGCGGGGGTTGAGATCGCGGCGTGGTACAGCTACGAGTTCCCCGGCCCGGACCTCAACGAGAAGGGCGAGGAGCAGTACCCTGGCTCGTTCTACATGAAGCCCATCGGTGGCTGATCCAGCCCGCCGAGAACCCCGCTGAGAAAACTACGGCCGTCGCGAGGACGGCCACGAGCAGCCAGCGCAACGCTGACCGCACCACTTCCGCGATTACACTTATGTTGGAGAGACTCATACTTACATATCGCCCAGGGAGGGCGGATCGTTACAAAACCGAGTATTAGACTGACATCAATCGGCGGCACCGCCCCAAGGATGTAATCGGCCGAGCGGAACAGAGATCACGTCTTCTGGTTGTTTAATGCCGCAGGACAGAAGGAAACGGGAGGCCCGGGGAAACCCGGGCCTTATATTTTAGACCGCCACGTCCAGGTAGACCCGGTCCTGCGTGAAATCCACGCTGACTACCATGGACGATGTCGTCGACACGATCGGATAGGGCGCTGGGTAGGGGGGCGACGCGTTCGGGTCGTAGAGCAGCGGATGGTCGCCGGGCGTGTAGGTCTGCTGGTTGCCTGGGTCCGGCGCGTAGGTGACCGAGATCACCCCGTCGGCGTAGCACACGGACCCCGGCGTGAACCCCTGCTCCGACCCGTTGAAGTTGTCCGGCAGCGCGAAGTTGCCCTCGCCGAGGATCGCCCCGTCCCCCAGGATGAACAGCATCCACAGCGGCAGCTGGTACGCCGTCTGCACGGGCGTCTTCTGGTCGTAGATCGCCAGCGACACGGGGGAAAGCAGTATCAGTCCGTAGGTGGGGAACGCCGCCGTGCTCCCACGGTAGGGGCCGAAGGCCTCCAGGAACCAGGACGCCTTGGGCTGGTCGGGCTGGAGCACGCCGACGCGGTAGTAGCTCCCGTCGAAGGCGAAGCCAGTGTGCTGATTCCGGACGGGGTTGTAGAACGAGTCGTCGTCGTGCGGCTGAACGTTCGCGGAGGCGACGATGTTCTGGTCTATGAAGTCGTAAGCCATTTTCCCTGCCTACCCAAGGATTTCGCTAGTCGGGGAAGTTTTCCCAACTACCGTTTCTCTAAGGTGAGATGAAAGAGAAAAAGGACCCAGCCGGGAGGATCGGCTTCCTGACCGTCGTCGGGCCAGGCGAGCCGCAGGGCGAGCGCCGCCGCCCCACATGGACATGCAGGTGCGTGTGCGGCACCGTGAAGGACATCCGCGAGGACGTGCTGATGGGCGGCAGGGCCAAGAGCTGCGGCTGCGCGTCGTCCAGGCTCAAGCGGTCGAAGATGGAGAAGCGGTACAGCCTGGTGAACAGGAAGTTCGGCCACCTGTGGGTCGTGTGGCGCTCCGGCTCGATCAGGCTAGGCGAGTCGTCCCACTCGCTGTGGACGTGCAAGTGCAGTTGCGGACGCCCGGACTGTAGGAAGACGGTCGACGTGAGGGGCGGCATGCTCACGAGCGACAAGATCACTAGCTGCGAACAGGTGCAGGCATAATGGCTGACCAGTACGATCAGAAATCATACCCGACGATAGTGAGCCGCACGCTCGACCCCTCCAAGAAGGCGCTCGCCACCGTCGTCGCGCTCCACGACCACGAGATCAGCGACGCCGACCTGAACCTGATGCAGGACCTCCAGGACCTCAAGCGGTCCGAGATTCTCCAGGACAAGTCGTGCGTCTCGGGCTCCCTCACCTACCAGCCGATGCAGTTCAACGCGGGGATCGCCAACACCTTCTTCATCCCGACCTTCGACGTCCTCTGGAACAACGTGGAGATTCTGACGATCGCGGGGAACCAGAGCCCCGACCTCACCCTCAACCGCGTCACCGTCCCCGCGCCGTCCTACTGGTCGCCCGGCACGCTGGCCGAGGACTGCTCCATCTACATCGTGTTCCTGGAGATTTGGTACCAGTCGCTCAACCCGATCACCGGGCAGGGCTACCAGCAGGGCACGGGCGCGAACGGCTCCGTGCAGGGGGCCAACTACTTCTACCCGTACGGCGGCCTGAACCCCGACCCGTCCAACGCGTTCAGCGTCCCCGACGACTCGATCGACCCGTTCCTCGGCGACTTCACCACGGAACGCGCCCAGGTGCAGTGGCGCATCCAGGTGCAGCCAGTGTCGGTGAACTACAACTTCCAGAACTACCAGTTCGGCCTGGACCCAGACACGACCGACACTTCGCTGTACGGCGTGCCGCTCAGCGTCTACGCGCAGGCGTCGCGAAACGCCCCGATCAAGGCGAACCAGTACCAGTTCGTGAACATGGGCGGCATCAACGGCGACACCGGGCTGTGGCGTGCGGGCTCCCCGCCGTGGAGCAGCGCCGTCACCTACGGCCAGGGCGACATCGTCACGCTCGGCGGGGTGACCTACGCGAGCATCGCGGGCTCCAACCTCGGCAACAACCCGTCGTCCACCGTCGGCGTGAACTGGAACGTCACCACCGTGGGCAACGTCAACAACTCCCTCGGCACGATGGACGGCTACAGCTACGCCATGCCGCTCGCCGTGGTCTTCCAGCGCAACTTCGGCAACTTCGACCCCAAGCTCAACCTCTTCGGCTGCGCCGACTCGGCCTTCCCGGCCACCCAACCCCTGCCGAACAACCCGCCCGGCGCGATCAACGGGCTGCTGAGCTCCGGCGTCTCCGGGCGCTACGACGACCGCGTCGCCGACCAGGTCTTCCCGGACAACGTGATTGACACCCGCGCCACGAACACGCTAGACGCGTGGGACAAGGAGGAGCTCCTCGGCTTCGGCTTCGGGGACCTCGTGCAGGGCAAGACCACGCTCGCGCTAGCACGCGGCGACTCCACTGGCAACTCCGCCGAGGACATCGGCTCCACCCTGCCCTACTACATCTCCGTGGCCCCGCCGCCCCCGGCGGTCTCGCCCCTCAACTACCCTCCCGTCGGCACCTGGGACGGCTTCGCCAACGGGTTCAGCTCCGACCAGCGCACGTTCCAGTCCACGGTGCTGATCACCACGGACGACAAGTCCAGCCTCGGCCCGGGCAGCACGCAGGGCGGCAACTGGGTCCAGGGCGACACGTTCACCATCACCCTCCCGTCCACCTCGTCCGCGACGATCACGGAGGTCTCCGTCACGGCGCTCGTCTCCAGCCTCCAGGGCACCCCGCCCGTGACCGTGCTCACGCCCGCCGCCCTCCTCCAGGGCCAGGTGACTATCAGCGGCCTCGGGACGCAGTCGGCGACGGTCGCGTTCTCCACGAACCTCGTAGGGACGCTCTTCGACCCCGGCCCTAACGACGTTTACGCGACGGTCAGCGCGACGTACCCCGCCGGGTCCAGCATGAACCTACAGCACATACCGTTCACGATTGACGGCGGCTCGCTCACCGACAGCCAGGCCGGGATCACCTTCCCGGTGTTCGGCATCTCGGAGTACGAGGCGCAGGCGACGCAGACGACGCTCCCGACCTCCACCGTGGTCAACGGCTCGACCACGAACATCCAGACCGTCCTGGCGGTCAACCCCTACTATTCCGACATCGTCCTCGGCACCAAGATTTGGCTCCAGGTCCCGGGCATAGCGGGCACGCAGTCTACCGTAGGCGGCCAGACGGTCACGATATTCTCCATCCCGTGCGCGGACATCGACGGCACCCTCAGCGGCCTCTACGTGACCCAGGCCTGGGACTTCGCGTCCGGCAACTTCTACACCATCACCTCCCGCGCCATGGTAGGGACGACGGCGGCCAACCAGGTAACGGTCGTGCAGCTCCAGGGCGCTGTGCCCGCCGCCTCCACCGTGGTCTTCTCCATCCTGGCCGCCTCCACGTGCCAGATGGCCTACAACGCACCCGTGAAGGGCGTGACGCAGATCGAGGAGACCGTGCTGTTCGGCAACTACACGGGCAACAACCTTTTCCCGGCGGACCCGCGCGTCGTCGTGGAGAACGTCAGCCAGCCAGGCGGGGTCGGGACGCCCACCACCATCGTGCTCGGGGCCAACGGGTGCACCGTCAAGGGCATCTCCGGCGACAACTCCGTCCCGCTCATCTGGACCGTGGACAACTCCGGCAACCTGAACGCGACGGGCGTGTCCAGCCTCAACTTCGTGAACGACGTGCTCGTGGTCACGGTGCCCGGCACCGTGAACAGCCTCCAGGTCGTGGCCATGAACGCGGCGGGCTCCGCCATCGGCACGAGCGCCGCGGTCTCGGGCCCGTTCCCGGCCGTCTTTCCGACGCAGCCGGCCTCGCAGAGGGTCGCGGCCGGGGACTCGGTCGTCTTCAGCGCCGTGGCGGCGGGCCCCGCGCTGACGTACCAGTGGCTAAGGGACGGCCGCCCGTTGTCGAACGGCACCTCGGGCGACGGGACGATAACCGGGGCGACCGGCGCGACCCTTGTCATCAGCGGCGCGACACCCGCAAGCGCGGGTTCGT